AATGAGCTGGGGCTGGCTCCTAGTGTATCTTTGGATAATCTTAGGAAGGCCACCATTAACTGGATTCTTCAACCTCTAGGTAATTGTACCTACGATAGATATTTGGACAAAAAATTCTGGCTGGATGCCAGTGACAACTTAATGTATCAGGGCAAAGCACCTGAGTTTAACTATACAAAGGCAGCACGCATGCCTGCTTTCTTTGAACATGCAAACACAAACCTCCCATCATACGCTTGAGTCTATACTTGGGCCAAACATAAATTATATATTAAAGGAGTTGGAAGAAGTTTACCCACCTGTCAATCCAACTCCTGACATGACTTCGGAAGAAATCATGTATCGCTCTGGGCAACGATCCGTCATAGAGTGGATCGTCAACCGTATTAATGAGGACAACTAATGGCTTGGTCAGAAAAGAAAAAGCAACAAACAGATTGGCAGAAATATCTAAAACATAAAGGCGCTGGTGGTTTCGGCTTACAAGACATTGCATCAGCACTTAAAGAAGGTGCTTCTTGGAATGATATTAAATGGCTGCACAACAAAGCTAAGCATATTGCTAACAAGGATAGTTCATTTAAAGTAGGCCCAGCTGTCGAAAGTTATATAAACTATGACTTCAGCGAAGGTTTTAAAACATCCCAAAATAAACCAGGTTTAGTTGGTCTAGCAGATGTTAATCATTTCAATACAAAGTTCAAAACGCCTGGTAAAGGAGAATTAAAAACACTTTTAGGTGGTCTCCTTAGAGATGATACTGGTAAAGTAAAAAAGGTTGGCTCACAGGTTAAAGATCAAGTAAATCTTGCCAAGAATACGTTAAATGCTACAGCTAAGAGTTACCAGAAAAGAGAAGAAAAGATAGTAAAAGCTTATCAGAAGCATTTAGGTCGTTATCCAGATGTAGATGGGTTACGTAGCTATGCTTACAATAGTAAGTTGTCTGAAAATGATATAGAGAAAAGTATATCAGGTTCCAAAGAAGCTAAAAACAGAGCTATCAGTACCAAAGTAATAGCTGCTAAGTCTGAAGGAGCTACAGATAAGTGGTTCGGACCAGCTAGTTATAAGAAATTACTTAATGATGCTTGGAAATCTGGTGGAGTCAAAGCAGTTAGAACAGTAAGAAACACATTATTAACTTGGTTAAAAAGTCCTAGTAAGGAGAAGGATAGTACTGGTAAATTTAAAACAAATGCACAGGTACATTTAAGTAGTGCTAATCAGTTAACTAAACAAGAAGGTGGTAAAACTGTTCCAAACAAGACAGGCCTTTACTGGAACATGGCTCAAAACAACCATAAGTCAACCTACTTTGGTAACTATGCGACTGATAAAGGTGGTAGTAAAACTGCAGGTGATGAGATATCAATAGCAGATATCAGAGCTATGCAAGCAAGTGGCTTGGAAGACTTTGAAATCTATAAGTTCATGAAGAGTAAACCTGATGCTTGGAAAACTCAGAATCAAAAGGATGCTTTCAATGATCTCAGGTCTTCTTTAATAGCTGTAGCTGATAAAGATATATCGGATAATGGTGTGAAGTTTGAGAATACTATGAAGCATCCTCTTTGGATAGAGACTGCTGAACATTATGGCACACTTCCTAAAGGTTGGGAAGGTATGAATAATGAGCAGATCCGTAGAAGATGGGAATTTCGGCAGACGATGACTTGGAATAAAGACAAGAATAAGTGGGAAAAAGGTTCTAAGCATAAAGGAATACGTTCTTGGAAAAAGGATAGTGAGTGGTATTCGACAAAAACTTCAATCGTAGGTAATGCGTTTGATTCTGTTCAAGTAATGCTTGATAGAACTTTTGGTGATAAAAAAGATAACTGGAAAAACCTTAGAACACAGGAACAGTTTGCTACATTCACAGGTACTGGTGGAGGTGGTTATCAAATAAAAGGTGAGTACTGGAAACAATGGGGAGCCTCAGGACCGAAAGATAGTAAAGGTGATCTAGATTTGAAGATGGTCCAGCTGATCGCTGCTGAAGATTTAGTATCTGATACAGATGACTCACAAAAGATTCTAGATTACATGGAAAAAGAGTTTACTAATAAACTGTGGAAAGAATCGAAGAGTCATGTAGATGGCGGTGGAAAAAGTCAAGTTAGTACAACTTCAGCAGGATGGGATACTGCAAAAGATTCTTGGGGTCTTGACATCAGACGTATAGATTCTAATGGTAATTCTTTAGAAGCATACAAAGGGAAGGATTTAAATAAATTCAAAGATTACTTAAAGACTGATTCAGGTTCTAAATGGTGGGAGACTTTAGCTTATGGTGGTACAGAAACTATTGACTGGGCTTTCTACAGGACTGATTCAAAATATAAGGCTGCCCAAGAAGCTATAGGTACTGATGATTCATTAGATACTATTAGAGAAATACGTCGTGCTAATATTTGGATACATGGTGGTGGGGACGGACAAGTATCAACTACTTATAAAGCTTATCAACCTAAGTTTAGGATAAAGGATGATAATCCTGAGAAGCCTCAAAAATGGAATGAGACTACTAAGAAGTGGGAAGATATGGATCCCTATAAAGTTACTCAGCAAGAGAACATACCATCAAAGAAAGACTTACTTAAGTCAGCATTAGGTAGAGATAAACTAACAGAAACTGGTGAAGCATTAGATGATTTAGGTACAATAACTGTTAATGTACCACCATTTAGTGTTACACAGCCAGAGTCAGTACCAACAACATGGAAAACTAGGGAGTAATTATGACAGCACCAGCATGGTATTCGACTGAACACGGTAACGATTCTACTATATTTGGAGCGCATGATTATACAGCAGCTCTAGAGAAAGTGATGGATACCGATAGACCAGGAGCTAATAGAAAGCATAATGCCACAGAAGCGGGTACATTAATTGCTAACTATTTAAAAGAAAATGTATGGTCCAAGGTAGGGTCAGGATTAAAAACAGATATAGAAAAAAGAAACGCAGAGGGTTGGTACTCTTCCATTTATGGTGAGAAGAATTTATATGATTTATCAGATTATGCAGCTTGGAAATCTTGGGGCAGGACTGATAAACAGATTTGGGATCAGGTTTTTAAAGGAAGAGGTAGATATAAATCTACAGCAGATTATAATAAACTTGATGCAGATGCTAAGAAAGAAACATTTAATGTAGACTTACTTAGTTCAGCTAATAAACCTGGTAAAACAAAAGGTTTATGGGAAATATTAAGTTTAGGTTGGAGAGCAGGTTGGGATGATAAAGGGAATACACTATTCCCAGGTACTGGTAGCGGTAGTGGTAGCAGTGATACCACAACTACTACAACTACTACTACTACTACAACGGATGATGATGATGAGGAATTCATTGATGCTGATACTGATCCTGCGAATTATATAAAGAAAAGTACAAATGCTTCTGCAACTACAGGTACTTATTCTGCAGGTACACGTAGAAAAGCTTCTGACTATACCACACCTGATGAGATAAAGAAGCTTGGTACGAAATTTGCATCTCCTATGAAAAAAGGACTAACCCAACCACTTCAGAGTAGTAACTTTAAAAATAGATTGAAGAAAGTACGTGGTACTAAAGATTTAAAAAGGGAAGTAAGATACCCTAACACTAAAAAGCGAAACAAATGACAGCTAAAACAAGATATGATAGTTTAGCCAGCGGTCGTTCACAGTTTTTACGCGAAGCGAGAGATGCAACTAAGTTAACACTTCCATATTTAATTCGGGAAGATGATGAATCAACAGGAACACGGACCTTAAACACTCCTTGGCAAAGCGTTGGAGCGAAGGGGGTAGTCACTCTAGCATCAAAGCTGATGTTAGCTCTACTACCTGCTCAAACCAGTTTCTTTAAACTCCAAGTTGATGAATCACAGCTAGGTGATATACCACCTGAAGCTCATACTGAATTAGAATTAGCCTTTGCAAAGATTGAAAAAACAATCATGGATGCCATTGCGCAGTCTGATGATCGTGTTGTCGTACACCAAGCTTTAAAGCATTTGGTTGTAGCAGGTAACGCTTTAATCTTCATGGGTAAGAAAGGTTTAAAACTTTATCCGCTAGGTCGTTACGTTGTAAATAGAGATGGCAACGGCAATGTGGTTGAAATTGTCACCAAAGAAAAAATTAGTAAAAAAGTATTAGAGGAAACTGTTCCTGAATTCTTTGAAATGAAAGATGAGTCTCTTAATGATGACACATCTGACTCTAAAGAATGTGAAGTTTATACACATATTAAACGGGATAACAATAGATTCATCTGGCATCAAGAAGTTTATGGTAAGATTTTACCTAAGTCTATGGGTAAGTCACCAGTTGAATCTTCACCTTGGATAGCTTTACGTTTCAATACAGTTGATGGTGAAGACTATGGCAGAGGTAGAGTCGAAGAGTTTAT